CATCCAGCAATGGAAAAGCGATTCTTCACTTATCCACTACGTAAAAAGAGAACCTATAAGGTGCCGGGCCATGTATTTGGTAAGGCTCATATAGGAGATACTTTTAGTGCGTTTATGAGTGTTAGTTTCACTGTACCAGCAGTTGGATCATCAATAACTCTAAATCCAATAGTTACTCATGAGCAGTTGCAATTAATAAATCTTTACAAATATATTAATGCAGATGCGTACTGGATAATTGTTGTACCGTCACCATTAGGTACGGGATTGTTATTGAGAGCATATGCGCCCGAGATTGACATAACAACTGAAACTCGAGGTGTGAGATGGAGACCACAAACTTTACCAGTTATTGCTTTTAGTTTACCCTGGAGCAATGATCTAACAATGGTACCAAATGGTCAACCAAGAGTTGGTCAAAGTGGTCTTTCTATAAAGATTCAGACTGTAGAAGATAATAACGTCGCAGATCTGAACACCCCTATGACGGGAGTAGCCTTCTGTTGTGTTTATAATTTAAATTTATCTAGTTTAAATGAAAGTAATTATGATCCATCACCTGTACAAGGACTTAGCTTCCTTCCAGTAAATCCACCAATAGAAATTATTGAGATGAGAATGGAAAGTGAATTAAATGCCGATGCTACTAATGTAGTAAGTACGGACGTTGAACAAACATCAGAAGCAAGTCAAATTGCTCCAGTCGTAGAACAAGAGGCGCCCGCCCCAAAGAAACCAAAACCAAAAGTTGCGGCTTCAAAAAATCAGACAGGTGCCTTGAATGTGTTGTGGATAGATTGGATCCCTGTAACTTTCTCATCAGCAGTGGTGGGAAATTGGCAGAATCTAACGTTGAATCCATATACGTATTCCAATCGTGGTGAAGCTTTTAATTTACCGTCTAGAAGAAATATCTGGGCATCTGGTAATGCGACGAAAGGCTATATAACTACGGTTGCTATAAAGTGGCCTGTACCTAGGCCGCCACAGATTTCAGGTGTTTTTGAAGTTTCTGATTCTCGTAATAAAAGTAGTAGAAGTATTATTATGTATGGAGAAAACAAGGAAATGGAAGTGATGCCAAGAAATTACTCTATAGTACCTCCTCAACCAGTAAGATATGTGAACAATCCCTGGCTAAGAACTAATGAGGTTTCTGTAGATTTTAGATATCGGTTACTCGCTCAAAATCGTAATGGTGACATAGCAGATATTAGCACTAGGCTTATGATTAGACCTGGTGGGTCCGTATTTCAAGGACCAATTAAACCCAAACCAAGAGTAGGTACACTCGGTTTGGATTGGATGGTTCAAGATCTCGAGTTAGCTCTCGATACTATTGAATTACATGCGGACGTGGAGGATACTCCTAACGAAGATATAACTATCGATACTCATCATATAGCGCCATTAGCTGGTGATATTGGTGAATATGGAGAGACTAATGAAACATCTTGTGAAGATGAATTTTTAGATCAATCTGAATTCGGTATTGAAATTTTTCGTGGAGCAATACCTGTGAATCAACCCACAGTTATCCCCATAAATCTATCAGTTATTTCTGATAGCTCGGGTGATGGAGACAACAACCCTATTACCCAAATCTTTGAG